CAAAATGTGTTTATCATGGGCAGCGTAGATACGTAGGCAATCCCATGGCCACAAGTGTGACCATCACACGAGTACCCGCAGCTCCGTACTATTGGCGAGCGGGTCGAGCTCAGGCTGAGCTTGGAAAAACTGAGAACGACGCAACTAGTGACTGCGTTATCACCAGTTCTAGTGCTGTGCCGATTTTTGTCCGTCTGTTGACAGACAGTAGCGCCAATGCGCGCAATCGGATCACACACCACTAGTTTCAAGGATTTGCCCTTCAGGGCGATCATATCACACACTCAGGGCGAAGAGCCCAGTTCCTAGGCGTGTTGGCCACACCAAACAGAATTCGAAACTCTGGGTCAAACGTTATTAGGGCGCTCCATAGAAAGGCAAGTCTAACCACAATTCAGGGAAGACAGCAGGCCAAATCCATATGGACGCGCGGCATCGTTAAAGCCAAAACCCTATTCAGGGTGGTTCGGGTCAATGACTGTATAATTCGTAACAATCAGTCAGAAGACCACTGTCAGATGGATTAGCAAGGGCAATCTAGCAAAGGCTATCGCGTCGGCCATGAAAGGCGCGAAAGGGGGAGCCAAGTCACTTCAGAAGAAGGCTAAGAAAGCTAAACTTGGGAAGCAAGTAGCACGGATGGCCAAAGTAGCCGCCGTGTCAGCAATCAAAGCGGGCTTGGCCAGCGGATCTGGGTCTTACAAGAGGAATAGATCCAGGCTCGGGGTCAGGGGTAGTGGGGCGTATAGTATGCCCGCTGTCAATAGTTTGTTTACGTCTTATGATGGGCGGCGCACTTCGGTGTCTGCTGCCAAGGACGAAACAGAGCGTATCACAGTTTGTCGGAGGGAATATCTTGCTCCGATTATCGCACCTCCGGCCACGACGAGCTTCAACGTCAATAGGTGGCAGATCAACCCTGGTCTGCCCACTAGTTTTGCGTGGTTGTCTCAAATTGCTTGTAATTATGATGAGTATACTCTTAAGCAACTCGTCTATCAATACAAGCCTGTCATCAGTCAAGCATCTCTCACTGGAGCAATGGGCTCAGTGTTGCTCGCTGTTGACTATAACCCGGGAGCACCCAATTTTGCGTCATTTAGGGAGATGGCGGAATATTCGGGGGTTTTGGAGACGCGCGTTTGTGACGAAGCCATTTTTGGTGTCGAATGCGCGTTTTCTAAAGGTGCTCAGGGGAATGCTGAATACATTCGTAGTGGTGCTGTTCCTGCTGGTCAGGATATTAAGACATACGATCTTGGGTCGTTGCAGATCGCAACCTCCAACGTTCAGTCGTTCCTCCCTGGCACGTTACTCGGTCACGTTTATATCGAGTATACGGTCGTGCTGGGGAAGCCGAAGCTCTGCGTCGCTCTGGGGAAGAACATTTTGTTCGACCAGTACCGATCAACTTCCGCTCCAGTCAATACCCACCCGTTCGGGGGATCGACCGCGCCGCAGCGGTCACCCACTAGCAACTTGGGTTGCACGATTGCGGGGCAAGTGGTCACCTTTCCACCGTCTTTCACAGGACGCGTGACTGTTGACTTCGTGTGTCATGCGGCGTCGACTGGCGTCGGCACAGTCACCAGGACTGGCGGCGTCACGGCGGCATACGGCATAGGTAATGGTAATCAACATGGGTTTATGGCTCATGGTGGTTCGATGGTCATATTCAACGCTATTTTCGATGTTGTGCCTGCACCTGTGGGTGAGGTTAACTCGATAATTTTTGGTATGAGTATAACGGGAGGAACTGAGTCCTCCATGACGGTGAGTCAATCGAATCCGATGTTGGTAGCCTGGTAGCCGTGCGTGAGGTGGTTTGTGTAAATAATCAATAACTATCACATTATCATAATATTATAATTGTTTGTTTGTAAATATATTAGAAACGAAAGAAAAATTGTGTCGTGAGCGCCCTCGATGGGCAGAGCAAGTCCGCGAAAGCGGCCGGGAAACCGAACAGCCGAAAGGCGAGTCACCGGGGGGTGAGCACAAGTCTGATTAATCAGCCGGGTTAAAATCCGATCACGTCGCAAGACACGTTTATCCTTTTATGAAAGAAAAGGCTTTGCCGAAAGGCACATCGCATAAGTTATGCCGCCAACACCCCCGTGTTGGCCTTCTTCAAGCACTATGACAAAGAAACACCAGCGTCGTCCGATGAACATCCATAAACAGGAGTTATTGAATGACACTGAAGGTCGTAACAACGACATGAGTTTAGGCGTCAAGATGACGCAGGTTGCTAAGAAGAAGAAAACAAAGAGCCGCTCCGACGAAGGCGTCGTAGAGCAAGGCTTAGTGAAATTGCGAACTGGCGCTCGCAAACCTCCCTTTGAAGGACAGAAGAACTTGGGAGGAATCAAAGCCAACGGGGTCAAGGTCATGGAGATCGCGACTGGTCTCATCAATCTCGATTCAGTCAGGCAGGATCATCACACGGACGCTTACGGCCGTGTTAGTATGGTTAAACCTCGTCTGGATTGCCTAGTCGGCGTCGCGCGTCGGTTTTTCGCCAAGAACCAATTCATAGGGACTGATACTGCAACGTACATGCTGGCGTACATTTGGGCTAGGATGGGAGTGCACAACTCTTCGACTCAACACGCGATAGTGAGCCGGGCTAAAGAATTGTTCGCTAGCGCTTACTTCTGGCAAGAATTGGTAGGCACCTTCGGGCCAGCGTGTGCTCCGCACCACCGGATGAAATTGTTCGACAATTTGTCTGGGAAGATGGCTGTGTTTTCAACACGCAGCATTCCGCCCGACAGATTAGGCGACGCCCAAGACGCGTTCGAGCTTCACGTCCCTTGGCACTTCATCGAGGTGTACAGTTGCGCTGCGAGCATGGGCTCGGGCGAACTCCGGTCGAGCAACGCATTTGTTACGCCGGTCAACCTCGGGAATGGCAAGTCTGAGTCACCCGCTGGTAATTTTGCCCGGTTCATATCTGGGAGAAAAGCTTTCGCCGACTTTAGAGTGTTGGACCTACCAGCCACGGTTAGTAAGGCGGCTAAGAAGGCCGAGCGTCGCGTGAAGCTTGTCGAGAGACACGGCAAAGATGGTTACCAGGTGGACCCCGCCATTGCTGCAATAACCAGCCAGGTGAAGAAGATGGGGGTCAAGCCGACCCGTTCTCGAACGGCCCTCAACGGGTCGAACGGTGAACACACTGGTTCTGACGATGTGGCCGACGACAATCGGTTCTCGGTGTTCGGGGAGCACCTTCCAAAGTGCCACGGGCGGGACTGGGCGTCAAATTGGGATCCAATCCCAGCAGCCCCGCGAACGAAGCTGGATTACGACGACCTGTGGTTGTCTTTCATGATTGGCCGAGACGGGCCGACCAAGTATCCACCGGTTCGATCACCGCTCGTCAGCCCTAGACCGTCTATCCTCGCAAGGGGGTCAAAACGTCGGTTAAGGCTTCGAGCGCTTGGTCCGACACCCATCAAGCAGGAGGAATTGGTATCCACTCGCGCCAACTCGGCCAGAAACAAGATGAGCAATAAAGTGCGTTGGCGATGCAGATTGATCAAAAGCGACATTCAGAAGTTCATGTGGCGCAGGCAAAAGGTTGGGTTGGTCGGTCGACTACGCATAATGTTAGGACGTGAAATCGACTCGTTCCGCGAGAAGGCGTTATCTGTGATGAACGCCCACTCGGAGCTAGTGGACGAAACTTTGTTCGGAATGGGGTTGTTGGATAGGGTTTGCGGATCATGTTTGCCAGTGATGCCCCAACAGGAAGTGCCCCTCCCGATGCCGGACATAGTCGCTAGGCCGCGTCACGCCCACCCGGATTACACTCCGGAGCAGCTGGAAATGGCAGATTGGTTCGACGACGAGCAGAGTGGTTATGAGACGTCTTCTGAACGGAAGGATAAGGAGTCTTTCATCAGAACGATGCGTACGGTCGAGCAGTCTTTGGGACCATGGAATTGCAGTCTAGTCTGCTGCTTGAGGCCGGCCAGTGCCGAGGATTGGCTGGGTCATCGTGACGTGTTAGACTTTGGTGCTGGGTACGTGTTGTCGACCCCCGTCTTGCTGGACAATTTAACCTCGTTGGCAGTCAACCTGTTTGAATTGGCTGGGTCGGCCTACTTACGTGGTTCCGACTATGCGAGGAGAAAGTACGCAGAGAAACGGCGGGAAGCAGCTATGGTGAACGAACGATTGTTCAACGACGATCTCTGGTACACGCGAGATCCGGGGTGGAACCCTGTGGCTCGTTGCCTCCCAGGCCGGCGCCGGAGGTACAGCATTTTCACCCAAGCCCGCCGTGGAGAACCGGTTCCGCCCATGTGTTCCGTGGACATCCCGCGGACCGACGAAGAGAGGCGTGATGATCTAATACCCTCTTGGTTGTTTGACGAAGAACCCCCAGCCAGGGCCACCCTTCTCCCTATTTTGGGGATGGGCGGGAGAGACAGGCGGACCTATGCTGACGCTGCAAAGCGAGGCAAAGGTCGGAGCTTCATCGCTCCTCAGGTCAAAAATCAGGGCACAGGCGGCGGAACGAAGCTCAACAAGGATGTCGAGGCTAAGGAAGAAGGCAAGGAGGAGGCGAGGTCGATAAGTGAATCGATAACAGCTGATGAACCCAAGCCTGTGGACCCTAAAGAGATAAGAAAGCAGATTTCAAACTCCTTCTTATGCTCCCGGCCTCCCCTCTTTGAGACTCTCCATTCTGAACCGATTAACGTAGACAGGTGGCCAAGAGACGATTTCGCCGTCATTGACATGCGCGGGGCGCCTTTTTGCGGCTTGACATGCGTGGACGCGGCTGCGAAACTTGATCCGGACGTCAAGGAATATCTCGGGTTGCTCACCGACGAACAGTTGTCTGACATAGCGTCCGTAACAGGGACGTCTACCATGGTGATGGACTGGGCGGCGAAGAGAGGCCTCAACTTGGTTATATACAGGTGGGTGAGTGTGGAGGGAGTTCGACGGTACCGGACGGTTGTCAGGAAAATGAATTTCCCAAAATCGAAATGGGCTTGCTTGGAGTATGAGGGCGAGGTCGGCGTGCGGGTTGGCCATTTTAAGCTCATCGTTAGGACGGTGGCTCCTGTCCCCACCAACGAGATGATGTTCGAGGACATGCATGTACAACTCGACCCGAGGGAGGCATATGCCATTGTTGCCAACACTCAGGAAGGAGCGTTCAAGTCCTTTGAGTTTGAACCCGCCAACGCGTCCAAACACTTTGACTTGAAGAAGTGCGCTATCAACTTCTCGTTATGGGAGTGTGTCAACCCTTCGGGTTGGGTGGAGTTCGTCCGAAACCTCTTGCTGTTCCTCACGCGATATTATATCGCTAGTGAATTGCACGTAGAATTCGGTCGAGCCAGGTTCTTCAACGAAACAGGTGGGGACGTGAGGTCGATCAGCGACAAGAGGGATGGTATTGTGGAGGAAGCCAGTTACCGGAGGGTGAAGATCAGAGTAACATTTCAACCGAAAGGGATGTGGCTGCACCGATGCGCTCCGTGGATCAGCAGTGTCTTCGGTGACACAGTCGTGCTGGAGGGGTTGGTGTCCGAACAGCGAATCATCCAGATGTGGCCAGATATCCAAGTCGCCATCGCTCAGGGACATTCAGTAGACAATTGTTTGGCCGGTTACCAGAGGTATAGGACTATAAACGATAGTATCGTTGTCACCAACCTCCACTTCAACACTGTCTCGACTCTTCGCTACATGGCCCGCGCACTGCGGGTTTCCCCGGTTGCCCCGATGACATACAGAGGGCTGGTTGCACACAACGTAGATAATCACAACGCTTACGTAGGGGACTTGGAGGAGTTTGAGATGAACCAAGTGAATGGCATAATCGGCGAAGGTCGTAACAATGTCGTTCTCAGCGGGTTTGAGTTCTCAGAGCGCGATGGCTGTGGCAACTTACTATGGGACAACGAATTCGTCCCCAAAGAAGTAGCTGTGGCCCCGATCGGCGTTCCCGTCTTCGAAGGCGGAATTCCTCTGGGTTATGGGTGCGTGTCTTTGACAGATGAGGCTGGTATTCTGGCAGCGTGGGTGTCTCGGGCTATGACTAAGAATCTAGACAGTCGTGACATGGAGCTCGTCATGGAGTTTGTGTCGTTCTCGAAGCAGTTTTTACAGAAGTACTTGGACAGGACCGAGATCAGACAGAATCAGCCTGATTATGTCCAACACTTCAGAAAGTTCTATGCTAAGAAGAGGAGTCTGGCCTTTATTGAGAAACACGTTCAGCAGAAGCAGAGGTTTGACAACGGGTTGATGAACCGTAAAGAACTGAAGGTTTATTTTCGTAACAGCGCGTTTGTCAAGTTCGAGAACAACTGTAAGATGTTGGGCGACGGGACAGCCAAGGTGAAACCCAGGTTGATAATGACTATGTCCGACTACATGCTGATGCACTTGTGCCCCATCACTCAGGTGATGGATGATTGGAACCACGGTCCATGGTCTGAGTTTCAGATCAAAGGTGAAACCAATTCAGGCATGGAGAAGTTGATCAGTTACATGTCGGACAGGAAACATTGCGTCACGGACTATTCGAGCTATGAGAGTTCCCTAGACAGCGCTATCCGCGAGGTGGAGAATTGGTTGTTCGTCGAACTAATGACTCGGGCTGGGTTCACGACCGTCATTGATGATTTTAAGAAACATCATTGTCAAGCTCGGATCTTGTGGACAAAGTTCGGTGAGTTGAGAGGAGACACGCGGTGCAGCGGTGACTTCATAACCAGTATGGGTAACGGAGTGAACAACGTTTGCTTCAACGCCTTTTGTTGGTACAAGAAGTACGGTACGATGACTGGCTTCAAGATGTTGGCCGAAGGGGACGATGGAATAACCCCAGAGGGCACTACCGATCCGGAATTGCTTGCTCGTTTAGGGGTGAGCTTCAGTTCGAGCGTGTCTGGTTGTTCAATCGGCGACACCGATTTCCTGCGCAGTCGTTGGATCGACGGCAAGAGGTTGATAAACATAGGGAGAGCTATGAAGGTTTTCTATGTGGCCAAAGGGGCAGGGCTTAAACGCTCGAAGCAAATGTTCTTGCTGAGAGCTGCTGCTGCTAGCCTATACCACATGTCGCCTGGACATCCGGTGTTGAGCGCGATAGTCAACCGAATAGGGAGG